TGCAATATAGCAACCTATTAATCATTTAGAATCGTGCTATTAAAGAATTGCTTAAACCGCAGATAAAGGAGTAGTTTATTATCCAAGTAGATGAATGATAACTCTGATAACTAATCAAAAACATTAGTTATTTCAATAACAAACTGCATATAATGTTTGAGTTAATTCTGATCATATCTCAACCGCTGATGCATCTCTCCGTTAACATTACTTGTAAAATCCCACCATTTTCCATTCACACTTTTTTCACAAATTAGAGAAATGCTTTAAATACGATAGTTTGTTCAAAATTGTTGCATAGTACGTTCATACCTGTAGAAATCAAAATTTTTTTTTTCCTTTTTAAGCCGCCAAAAAATAAATTTCTGGCGGCTTTCTTAAGCTTAAATCGGAACCGGTGCTTTTTTATTTCTGGAATATTCTTTAGTCCATTTATCCTTAACATTTCCATATACCTTTTCCGAATCCAATTCGGCAATGATGTTGGCTCTTTCCAATTTTTCAGCCAGAACACTTCCCAGGCGATCATAATCAATAATACCAGATAATGCTGCGTTTAACTCAGCGGATATTCCGGCCTTAAAATCATAAGAAGGTTTATCAAAAGAAACAGAAGTTTTTGTGTCTACCTTGTCAAAGAATTCCCTGTTAACACTGTATGTAGTTCCAACATTAGGAGTTATGACATTTGCCACTTCAAACGCCTGGGATACGTTATCTGCCCACTGCTCAATCAGACCGTTAGAGGAATCCATGTTATCAGATATCCCGGTATTAAATCCTGCGACAGTAAAACCACCGAACTTAGAAAATAATTTGGACGGTGAATGAATATCAAGCAAATCGGTGAACCAGTTTTTTATATTGCCAACCCAAGTACTTATTATTCCTCTGCTGCTATCTTGGTTGTTCTTAATGCCATCATTTAATCCCTGCACTATAAAACCGCCAAATCCAGCAAAAACAGTAGATGGTGAATGAATACCCATAGCAATTTGAAAAGGATCAGTAATACCTACTTTCGCAAAATTTCTCATAATATCCGGTGTACTGGATTTCTGAAGTTCCTCGAACTTTTGCTTTAATCCTTCATTGGAATAGAGAGCCCAACCAGAGCCCAAATTCTGTAGTTCAGTATTTAAAGACTTACCACCCTCCAGAACTTTATTTGCCCCCAATATACCAGCATTAAATAACTTTGTAATATTCTCTTCGTTCTGTAACCCGCCAGTTACAGCATCTGTAACTGAGTTGGCTGTATTTAATGCTCCTGAATTCCCACCATCACCAATGGCCTTTACAAGTAGCTTTCCTCCGTCATAAGACACCTGGTATCCTTTTGATTCATAATCTGCTTTTATTTTGGCCCAAAGTTCATCATTCATGGTACTCACAGCTTCAGGAACTCCATTTTTACCACCCTGCCCAAATTGTATAAGGCCTCTTTCTCCAAGATCATACATCTCTTGGTCCGTATTTCCGTAGGCTTCAATTACTGATTGGTAAAGTTCGATAGCTGCTTCTCCAACAATTTGTTTTCCTCCAATAAATACTCCTCCAAGATCATCAATGGTCTTTGATGCGTCAAGAGTAACTTTGCCAAAATTCATTGAATTAACGGTATCTTCCAGTTCCTTATATTTTCCCTTGTGTGTGTTCAGCACTTCACTTGCAGTATCATATGCCAAACTTGCGTCTTCCACTGCTTTTTTTGCGCTGTTCTGCGCTTCCGTGGACTTTCCTAACTCCTGCTCATAAAAGGAAATCTGCTGAGCCAACTGCTGCGCAATTGATTTATTACTATCCATGGAAATCCCATAATCATCAAGTTTATCCTTATTCTTTTCATACCAAGTATTCTGATCCTCGTAACTATCAGTAAGATTATCCATTGCTCCTTGTAAGTCACCGAGTTTATCCTTATTCGCTCCATATTGTTTTTCAGATATAGCCATTTGAACATTTGCTTCGGATAAGGCGGCTCCGTACTCTTCAACCACTTTCTGGTAAGCCATCACTTGGTAATATTCTTGTTGTTTCTCAATGACCTTCTGTATCTCGTCCTTTTGAGCCGTATAACGACCAGTAGTCTTATCAATCATTCCCTGTAGTTCTGGAGCTTTATCAATTAACTGTTGAGCATAATTTTTTAATTTGTCCTGTTCTGACGACGTGAGGGAAGCTTGATCTGCAAGATCAAAATATGCTTGAGTAAGCGTACCTAACTTTTCAGCATCCTGGTCTGCGCTTTCAATTACTTTTCGACTGTTTGCTGCTATATTAGAAAACGCAGCTGCAGTGTTATTCAATTCATCAGTGTTAGAACCTATTTTATCTTGGAATTCAAAAAACTCATCTGCCATCTGCTTTTTCCAGTTCTGGTTCATGGCAATCAAACCACCTGCAATTGCCACCAGACCTGCTGCCAATGCCACATATGGATTTGCTGCGACCCAACCAACTGCTTTTATAAAGAAGTCATCTAATGCAACATACAATCCGGTTATTCCAATTTTGATAGCATCAATAGCTGCTATAACCGTTTGATATGTTATAAATGTGGTTAAAAAGCCTGCTACTGCGCCAGTCAGAAATACAAGCGTATCTTCTGGTATAGCCGAAATTACGGAAGCGAAACCTTTTAGCACCAAAGACAAACCGCTTACCAATCCTGAGAGAACAGGTGTAAGTATTCCAGCTAACCCCTCAACAAATGAGATCAACCCATTTCCTATCCCAATAGTCAAATGAGAAAGTGCTTTGTATACATCATCTAAAGAACCAATAAATTGTTCCCATTTAATTTTTTTTGATAGATTTGTCATGACATCAAGCAAACGGGGAAGCCCGTTTCCAATCCCCCAGACAGCAATCGGCTTAAGAAAATCAGCATAGAAATCTAACATACTGGTAAAAGTAAGAATCGTTAGCCTTGACAGTTCTTTGTAAAATCCACTAATGCTAGTACGGAGCTTAGACCAATTAATATCTTTAAGCATGGAATTTGTAATATTTAAGAATCTTGCCAGACCATCTTCTCCTAATGTCCATGTCCCAACTGGAATCAGAAAATTATTATAGAAGTCTTTGAGTGTATCCGCGCTGAATTTTCCAAATTCTTTAAACCCCTCATTCCATAGACGTTTCATTGCTTCCCTAGTAGGCTCTGCAATATCCCAAATTTTCTGAAAAGCTCCTTGAATTTTATCTGCCATTCCCTGGGCAGAGTTTTCCATATTAGAAAAAGCTTTGTCCCAAGCCGCCTGATAATCCGAAAAGGCATCTAAAAAAACATCGTCAAGCAATCCCCCAGCTCCGGCTTTCTTTCCGCTACCACTTCCAGATCCATCGTTAGAGCTAATAACGTTTAGATTATCAAATCCCTGTAAATTGCTAGCCATCTTCTTGGATTTTTTTGCAGCATCATCCATTTTATCAGCTGCACCGCCAGCAGCATCTTCTAGTCCACTCATATCCGCAGCCGCAGATCCTACAGATGAGCCCAGAGATCCGATCTGAATTCCAAGCAAACCACCTATCCAAGAAAACAATCTTTGAACTGCTATTACCAGTGCATTAACATAAGGTAGAACCGTCGCTACAATAGGTAAAAATAGGTTACCAATCGTTCTGCCCAGATTCGCAAAATTGGATTGTAAAAGTCGTAACTGATTAGACGGTTGCCCTAAAGTATTTGCTAAATCTCCCCATGCATATTTGGTAGAATCCAATATGATGATAGTTCTAAGCAATACCTTATCCTGCTGGCTAAGAGCTGATATTTTTGCTTTAATACCAAGCTCGCTTAATTTCTGCTGTAGATTGGCTTCACGGATGTTAACACCGTACTTGTCAACGGTCTCACTCATACCAACCATGCCAGATGCCAAGTTCTGCCATACATCTTTAAAATCTAGGTTTCTTACAGACGCAAGATCGGCTCCAATCATCGTTAAAGCATTGGATAACTTGAGAGCTGTTTCCGAAGCTACGTCCATGGAAGAAGCCATCTGACCGAATGTAGCCTGGTAGTTCATGAGCATATCTGGATCAATACCAAGACTTGGCATTCCGGTCGAAATAAGATTACCATTGCTATCAGCTTGGAACCCTGACATCTTCCCGGTTAAAACTTTTGCACGATCACTGAATGAATTTGCGTATGCTTCCGCGGAATCATAACCGGACTGTTTCCATGATTCAACTGCATTCTCTGCAACTTGCCCCCATGCTGCATCAAAATAGTTTAGAGTCTCTATGTAATCCATTGAAGATTCTGTGGCTTTCCATAAACCTTTTACGCCACGAACTAACATGAAATATTTTGCATAGAGCATTCCTATTTGAGAAGCCAGGCTCTTGGTGCTATCCTTCGCTTTGCCTGCACTGTTGGAATATGCATTTAAGCCATTTTTCATAGACTGACTGGCACTTGATACCTTCGAACCGCTAGAAGCCAAGTTTGCCAGAGCATTGGTCATTTGAATAATATTGCTGTTTACTTTCGGCGCACCGGATAATGTTTGCATCATATTCTTTAATGCCATTCCAAGGCTTTCAATATTTGGAACTGCATTACTGGCCACTTTCCCACCTAACTTCGTTATAGATGAAACGAGGTTTTCCAATCCACCTGCGTCAAAATTGAGCGCACCTATCCCGTTCAGGCCACTCACAAACCTTAAAAGCTGATCCTTAATTGTCTTAAGGTTTGTTGCCGCTTGAGTGGCCTTTGTACCACCAAGACGGCTTATATTATTCACAAGAGAATTAAGTCCTTCAATATTGAATGTAACACCGCCAACTGAATTTAGACTGGTAACAAAACTATGTAAGGAAGATGAAATCTGCGGGAGATTCTTTACTGACTGTGTGGCATTCTTACCTCCTAACCTACTTATTGAAGACACCAATTTATATAATGAATCGGGGTTGAAGTTCAGGCTACCGGCATTGTTCATTCCAGAAACAAAATCTGACATACTGGTTTTTAGAAACTCCAAATTCTGCGTTGCTTCTGTGACAGAGGATCGTCCCAATCTTGAAATGGAATTGGCAATGTTAGTCAAAGTATCTGTATCAAACTTAAGTCTTCCAATGCCACTTATGCTATTCGCAAAGCTTTCCATAGCATGGGCCGTATTGCTTACTCCTTGAACATCAACTACTCCCAGTTTATTTAATCCAGTTGTTATTCTAGAAAAATCTGCGGTTTTAGTTCGCTCATTAAAACTTTGGATAGATGAAGCAATCTGATTTATTCCAGACGCAACCTGATTTGCACCAGACATTTCTATCCCGGAGATTGCAGACTGTAGAGACATTATCTTTTGTATAAATTTATCTATTTTGGCATCAGCACTGTTTGTACTGGCATCTATTTGGACTTTCAGATCATCAATAACATCAGCCATGATTTCACCACCCTTTACACATACAAAAAAAGGCGAGTGAATTTTCGACCATCACTCGCCTTTTGAACGTTTTTTACTTTCATCATCTTCCATACCATTGAAAAAGGATATAAATTGATTCAATGCTTTTTCTTTTTCAATCTTATGTTCTTCTTCCGTCATTGGTGTTACCCTAATCGGCTTCTCAAAATACTTGCCTTTTTGTTTCCGCTTAATGAACGGCATTGCATTGCAAACAGTCGCATCTAATGCAGAAGCTACATATTGACCCATGAGCCACATTTCATCACTACGAGCCTGTTGCTTTTTTCTGTGCGCTTCCGCAAATGGCAAGAGTTTCTGAGGATTTAGATGCCAGAATAAATCATAAGGTACGCCCATAACCAATGCTTCTGGCAAATACTGATTCCAGATTACTTTGTGCCAGTCGATTTCTTTTTGTGATCCTGCGGAATCTTCACGGAGTTGGACTTCTCTTCTTCCTTTTCTGCTTCCTGATTCATCTGTTCCACTAGTTTGTCCAATCCGGTCAGTTTGAAAAAACCATCATCTTCCATGCATTCTTTGAGAAACGTAAACATTCCATAAAAAGAAGCCCTAACATCATTTGGATTTTCTCTGATAAACTGCTTAAATAAGGCTTTTGCTTCTTGCTCATTAGCAATTGGATTATTTTCAAGTAAACCGGCATAAAGGAATGATGGAACCACGACTGGCAAATCAGACACCATGTCTGCTGTACCATCAATCATCATCTCCATCATGGCCTGCTTATCGTCCTTATCAAAATTACTGCGTCGGGCCATGTAAGAACCTGATACTACTTTAAATGCCTTGTCTACGCAATCCTTGTATTCTGCGGCTTCAAAGGAAAATTCCACTTTATAATCTTTTCCATCAATCGTTAAAATCTTCATATCTTAATACCTCCCATTTTTTGTAATTAAGGTAAAAGATAATAACTATATTATTGTAAACTAAATAGCAATCTAGCTTTGAAGTACTTATTTTATGGTAATAAAAAAGAAGCCGTAGGAGCTTCTAATTTATTTTAACGCTTAGTATCGTCGTACTTGATATGGACCGTATTCTCTTAGGTCTGCATATTCATTTCGATATAAAGATTCGCAAATTTCATTGCAACTTTTCATAGATATATTTTCTATGTATAGATTGTAACCAGTTTCAACTCCACTGGCAGAAGTCATAAGCAATCCTTCTATCGGTTTCATAGGAGAATCTTTTCCAACTCCTATTATATTACTTGAGTACCAAACATGAACTACTTCTAATACCTTTAGACTCATATCTTCTTGAACACTTAACACTCTCATACTCATAAATAAACCTCCTGATTTAACATGTTTTCATAATATATAATACGATAGAGGTGTTAATTAATCAACAAAATAGCAATTTGGCAAAGTTTGTATTAAATAGCTCTACCAAAGTACAAATGGTTACATACCCGTTCCTAAAGCAATAGTTGCGTTATATATATTAGTAATATATAATAATTTAAGTTAATGTATAGATTAGCAAATATATTCAATATTGGTACAATTAGTTACACGGAGGAAAAATGGAGAAAAAAAATCGAATTATATTTTATGACGCACTTAAAATCATTGCAATCTATTTTGTGATTTTTTATCATGGCAACTCATTACCAAATGATATTGTTGCAAATAAATCAATAACAATATACTTCTACTATTTTACAAAATCTTTGCTTAGTTGTTGCGTCCCAATATTTTTCTTAGTAAATGGTGCTTTATCACTAAACAAAACCTTCGATCTGTTCAAACATATAAAAAAAATTGTTAAAATATTTTTAATCGTTTTTAGCTGGGCAATCATAACCATATTAATAGTGGCATGGATTCGTAAAACTGCATTATCATTACATGATTTTATAGATATACTTTCCTCTTGGAAATATTCATGGATTAACCATTTATGGTTTTTAAATTCTTTAGTTGTTATATATATATTCTTTCCCATTATAAAACTATCTTATGATTGTAATAAGAGTTATTTTTATTTTTTCTTTATTATAATAATGGTTTTCACTTTCGGTTCTAAGTTGCTTTATATGTTAGTTGATGTTCAAACATTCACAACAGGAAAGAATAATATTAATTATATTATAAGCTATATTAGTCCATATAATCCAGTAATTGGTATATACGGATATTCTTTAGGATATTTTATGTTAGGTGGTATACTAGCCAACTATATACAAGAAAATAAAATATTCACAGTTACAAAACTTTCTTTTCTAACCTTGTTTTCAATGATTTCATTGACACTGTACGGAATAATTAAATCTGTTTTGACAGCAAGTTCCTATGATATTATTTGGAATGGATATGATTCTATTTTTACACTTATTATCACAATAAGTCTCTTTTTTATTTTATCGCAGATTCATATTCCAGTAAAATATCACAGGTTAATCATTTTATTAGGACAAAACACACTTGGTATCTACTTTCTACATATGATTCTTATATATTTAATTAAACCATATTTTGTACAAATATTTACTATGCAAAATTTACTTCAAAATCATCTATTTTCGGTGCTAATATTATTTATGAGTTTAATATTATGCGTTATTTTGAAAATGATTCCTATTGTGAAAAATCTGTTCTTGTTAAGTTAAGTTTAGCTTAATTTTGTTTTTTAGACAAACAATCATTTATATATTAAAACGAAATAAACTTGATCATTTACAATGGCAGTATGCGAATTGATATAGCTCAAATAAGTGGTTGTGCCACCCCTACCGACCGTTAAGTGCAGCACATGACCGTAACTTGTTGCATTGGGGATTGCGGCTGCAAGAACAGTGCCTTCGGGTGCTAAAGACGTCACCAGGGCCGATACGTCTATATATCCAGCACCAGGATTGAATCCGTAAAACTCTGAGCCGACCGTCACTATTTTTATATCATTTAGATTGCCGCTTAGTTTGTTTAAATTGCTATTTAGTGCATTAACTGCCGTCGTCAAATTCGTTCCAGTTGCCAGCTCATCACCCATACCAATGCGTTCCGTCAACTTATGAACATAGGCTGCAGAATTTAGCTTTGTAGAGTCATTGACATCCATATTAGTGATCATTGATTTAAGTACGGCATTTTCGTTCAAACCCATAGTAACTGCTATAGACTTGGATATCTTTCCAAGTGCGGTAGCAATAGCTTCTCCTGCAATGATATTGGCCAACTCTGTAGCTTGTGTGAAAAGCGTGTTTACATCAATAGTCCCATCAGCTCCCACCTTAATACCATTACTACCTTTTACCACTCCAAGGGAATCTTGGGAGGCAGTCTTTACACTCATGGAACCGTCAGTGTTGACCTCCGTTGTTGTGCCGTCTGGTTTAACAGTTCCAACACTGTTTGCCGTAGCTTTACTGGTCCCCAGTGCTGAAACCTGCCAATAGTCTAAATTATCAGGCAAAGTACCGACAGGAGGTTTTGTATGCACCACATAGCTACTCCCATCAAATGATACCAAATTCAATATGTCATACTGCTTGTCAGGATCAAACTCCTCCACTGGCAGCATTCCTATTGTGCCATAAACTACTTCTGTATCTTCCATTAAGTTGCAATCTCCTTTCCTATAAACTTACCTGCATCCAGCCGAAAGCTCATGCCTTTAGCCAAAAAGTTACTTTTTAGTTGCATTGTTTTCGTATCAATCCAGAACTGAGGAATAGACATTTTAGCAACTTGATCAATTTGCTTTTTTAGATCCTGCACCTGCTGCCAGTACCATCTTGCGTTGTCCTCCGGATCTTCTGGCACCACACCACCTATTGCATATCGTTTAGCTTGTAATGCGCTGGCCTGGGCTTCCACTGCGCTCTGACCAGCCACCGTTTTACTGGTTCCTGCCTCAGCTGCTTTATCCCTCGCCACCTGCTCACTGACCCCTGCCGCTGTGGCCTTTTCGGTAGTAGTTAATACATCCGCTGCAGTTTTATTCGCTGCCGAAGTTGCAGATGCAGCTTTCTGCGTAGTAATAATCTTCTGTTCTTCTGCAAAACCCGCACTCTCCGCGGCTAACTGGGCATTCTGGCCGGACGTTGCTGCATCCTGTTTCACCTGTTCATAATAATACTTGGCATTATCTGTTTCGCTTCCTGGGAAATCCATATCACCCAAGGTATACCGCTTTGCAAATTTCTGATACTGAAGAGCTGCATCACGGGCCGACTGCGTATCAAGCATATACTGCCTAAATTCCGTCTGTATGGCAGAATCCAGTTTCTCCATGGTAACTGATCCGTCCACGATTTCAGCAGTAATGGTCCGATTCAGAATCTTCATAGAAATAGTGGGGGTGCTATCTACAGAGTAAACAAACCGGGTAAGGTCGATTACCTTCTGTGTACCATCTGCCAGAGTAAGGACCAGCTTATCATCGTCTGTAATGTCAAAGTTTACGACAACTTTTTCAATATCTAAATCATAAGATTTTACTGTTCCATTTTGATATGTTATCGTTAATATTCCGGTATCAGCATCAACCGTAATATCTTTTACCAAAGTATTTACTAAAGCAATTGAGGCCTTTTCAGCATCTAATTGGACCGCTCTTTTGTCCAGCTCTTCAATACCATTCTCTGAATTAAGTAAATTTTTCCGATTTAGTGGCGTATCCTGTGAAGGAAGATTTTTATAATCAGTTTTATTGTAGAATCTTTGTAAGGCCATTAAGCTCCACCCACTTTCTGCTCAGGCTCCTGAATTTCTCCTGGTATTCCAGAATCAATAATTTGTGAAACTGCCGCTAACTGCCGGGCGTTCTGAATTCCTGTTACTGAAACTGCATTAAGTAACATATTAAGCTGTGCCACCTGCTCAACTGTGTATGTGATTATCTTTTTCATATATCCTCCTTTCGGGCATAAAAAAAGAACGCCCATTTATGGACGCTCCTTTAACTCATTTTATTTTAGTTGATATTACTCAAGCTAATTTTCGCTTGACCGCATATGTTGATTTAAGACTAGCTATTTCTAAATACCATTTCCAATATATCAATATGATAGGCATTAACGGTTCCAAAACGTGGGTCATTAATTTTATCAATATCATATCCGTATTCTTTAGAAAGTTTCACAGCTTTTCTACCAAGAAGATTTGCTTGTGTAACATCTATACGCCTATTCGTTAAACTTGCATATCCGGCAATAGTATAATATTCATTGGAATGTGTAGTCATCTTGGCTTCGATTTCATTCATTCTCTGCTCATGTTTCTTACTGGCATCTTCTAATTTCATCATTCGTCTTTCCTGTGCCACTAATGCCTGCGCCTGTTCCAGAATAATTTCAGCCTGCGTCTTAGTAGAACTACCATTTCTTAGTTCAAAATATTCATCTATTAGCTTATCGTGAATCTCCCAGGCTAAGTCAGTATCCATGATTTTTATTAACTTGGCATATCCTCGTTCAGATAGAATGTAGATATGTTCTGCCTGTGTAATAGACTGCTTCGCATAACCTAAATTGAGGAGAAAATCCAACGTGCCTGTTTGACCGACACGTTGTTTTAAGTCAATAATATCAACACCATCTTTGAATCTGACTTTGTTTTGTGATATACGCTCTCTTACGTGCTTAGGTGCCATATCATGTATCTCAGCAATAGTCTTATCAGACAAACACTTTTTGCCCTCTCCAAATCCTCCAAGCACTACCGGGATCTCTTTCCCCATGAAATCTTGTTTTCCTCTTAATGTTAATCCAGTATTCTCTTCTGTAAAAATTTCGGCTCTGCCCATCTAAGTGTATCCTCCTAAATTTTCACTTCTGACTCTACATTACGCAGAGCCAGTATAATTAATTTGGGGTGTCTCCGGAACATATCCGGAAAGGATTTCCACCGCTATATATTCACACGATTAAACCTGGAATCTTCAAATAAAAAGAGCCGTAATCAGCTTATAAAACATACTTAAAAACTGATCAAAGCTCTCTATTATATTCTTTCTTATTTAGTATTATTCATATGTGATCAACTTAATTTGATTACTTTTATAAGTCAGTACAATTTTATTTGCTTTTTAATTTGTTCATAAACGTTTTTTTCTTTTAGCTTACTATATGCTTGAGTCAAATTATCAAATGTTGATTGTAGTTTTATTCTCATCTCTCTCTCTCCAGCTTTAAATTGAGTATCCATAGATGCTGATTTAATTTCTTTACATGCTTCTTTCATTTTATCTAAATAAATTTGGTATTGATACATTGCATATAGCAATTCCTGGTAACAGAAAACAAAATCTCCCAACACATCAGCAGTATTCCCGGATAATAATAATCTAATTTTAGTAGCATTATCTTTTATATCCTCAAGCTTAATTAAGAACCCTTTATGATAAGGTTCTTTTAATGTATTATCTATTACAACGGTGGACTGCTCTAAATAAGCATTATTTGTCATTAAAAAAAACAAATAATCAACAGCTAAGATTAATTCATCCTTTAAAGACTTTTCAATGAGTGCACTATTACTTCTAAATAACTGTATTAAACCTTCTGCAATCAGATAAATTTCAAGACGCTTATCAAATAAATGTTGTTTGTTACTTAATTTTATCTGCTGCTGGGTCTGAATAATTGCTATAATTGCAACAACAGCAGTAACAATTGAAAACCAATCTTTAAGCATATAAATTCCTCTTTTGTTTTGTATTTGTGTCCCAGAAGATAACACTTATATGTTTATTTTATCAAGAGTTCTAATTTCAGCTTTAATAGCATCACACAAATCATGTTTTAATGGTTCATAGTAATGAGGAGCATCATAAAAGGTTATTCTCATATTTAAATATTTTCTGTATTTGACTTTAAATTTTAAATATGTTTCTAGTAAATTTTTAGTAATTTGGCCATCTTTGGCCAGATCTATAATTATTTCTTCATTCTGAAACGGACTGTTTTGTAGATTATCAAGAATCTTATTGTTTGTACTATTAAAATCAATTTTCGGAACTATTATTTTTTCAACTGTTTCTTGATTAAGCCAATCAATATAATCTAAAATTTCTTGGTAGCATTGTTCAATTAACAAAATAGATACTTCTTTTTTATTAATCTCTCTTTCAATCGTTCTTGCATCTAATGTTCTGAATGTAATTAAGTAAAGAACGATAACAACAATAATATTTAGTATGCCCATACAAAAGTCCCAGTTTATATTTGACATTTCAAATCCCAAAAGAGAGGGTAAATTTATATAATCAAATATTACTAAACCGGCAATAATTAAGATTAATATCTTAATTTTTTGAATAATTCTTTTTTTCATAATCAGCCCCATACTTTTGGATTTATCGAATTGTAAGTTGTTTTCTTTGCACTCATTTTTAAATTTTCATAATCTACTACTAATATAGCATATATAGTAAAATGATTCAATAAAAGAGCAGGAACAAATCCCTGCCCTTTACAATCATATTATATTATACTATACTCAAGCTCCGACAAAGCCCACTACGAAATCTTTCTCTTCTTAATACGCTCTTGGCGTATTCCCTGAATCTTCCCATAATGATAAATGGAGCTTAAAAAAGCACTGAAATTGTATCTATCTCCATTTAAGGGTTTACAACCATACATTTCTGCAATTCTAATGCCTATCAACGCTTCGTCATAAACTGCATATTCTCCCAGTCTAACGGCTTCTTCCGCTTCTCTTCTATAATTACTCATAGTATATTCTCCTTTAGGGCTTTATCTTTTGTAAGTGTAAAATTTTATCCTCTATGCAACTTCAACACAGTAAGCAATCATCATTTCTCGTATGACAGTTTCATAAATCGGTTTCAAAGCCTTGTCTGATTCAATGATTGTCAGTTTGTTTATGGCAGAAATACGGGATTGACTTGCCCCGGCAATGGCGGCTCTTCCCTTTTCGGTTTCCACACGCTGGTCTAATCTACAAGACTTCTTATCATTCAGACGCTTATAGCTTTCAGCCCTAACGGCTTTATGCCGCTCCTGACGATTTCCTATGTACCGGAAATTATCGCTTTCAGCTATTGCAGATAAGCAATGATTCACCCATGCTTTAAAGTCCTGTGCTGATTCTTTTGTGAATGTTTGACTGATTACTTTCTGATTCTCTTCCAGTATGCTTAATTTTTCCGCTTGCCGCTTTTGTTCAAGTTCCTGTCTCGCCATGGCTTCACCCATCTGCATGAACATCTGAAGCTCCGGTGATAACTGCATGCGGTTTATCGCAACTTCTTTCAACTTATCCTCTGCCCTGATGAAATATTCCCTCGCCTGCTCTCCCTTTTCGTTTTTGGCAGTCATGGAAAGCTTCTTGGCAAATTTGGCAGTTAGCCTATAATCTGTTGTTGGGTTTGGATTGAATTTTTCTCGTTCTTCCTCAATGACGAACGGAAAATAATCAACTTTTTCTTCTGCAAATTCATTTTCTACAATATTGTTTCTGCTCCATCTGGCATAATTCTTTTTATCCAGTTCCATGAACTCATATAACTTTCGTGCCGTAGTCATTCCTTTTTCATCAATTCCCAATGCAATTTCTATGGGGGTCATGTTAGCGGTATAATTTACAATATTATTCTGCATAGAATTACCTCCCGATAATTACAACAAAAAAACACCTGTTACATAAGGTGTCTGGAATAAAAATCGTATACAAAAATGGAAATTAGTGGTAATATACTGAGTGATGGCGACCATCTGCACTCGAAAGGAGTATGCGTATGGAAGTTATCATTCTTGCCGTTGCTTCTATCGGTGCACATTTCAATGGCTATGATTTTGCAACATTGCATTTCTATATCTCATTGGCATTTGCACTGTATAAAGCATTTTCACACTTTACGAATGATAAAACTGCGTTGCAGGAAAGTACTAAAGATAACCAAGTCTAACCGCTTGATAATCTACTAATGAAAATTTTTACTTAATTTACTTAACAGGCTCATTAAGTACCGCAACTGTTGGCGTGTCGCCATCACTACTACTATATTAAATTTTTTATGCCGGATTTTCAATAACATCTCGTCCAATAATCTTGACAAGTTCCGACATTTCAATGTTACCACCAGAACATCTGTTTGTCAATTTCTTTCAGAACATTTGTTCTTCCATCTGACTTTTATTTCAGACTTGAAAGGAAGAACGCTCTATGATAGAATATTTCATAGAGGTTTTCCTCGAGATAAGCACTCGTTGTTACTTGGTAGGTAGGACGGGTGCTTTTAATAGACTTTACTACGATTTTTGAGTTTTTCTACTGCCTCTTTACTGAATAAATAATTTCGGTTTCCTGCTTCTCGCATTTCCGTTTCATTTAACCCCATTCTTTTTGCTAACTTAATCAGATATGTCGGAGTTAAATTTAATTCATCAGCAACTTCCCTCGTGATAAAGACCTCTCTTACATCGGTCACATTCTCACCTCCTGTATATACTGTATCACATTTGATGTCGAACGTCAATCTTTTTTTTATTTTACAATAGGGTTAAAAGGTACTGGATCTGCCCCATAGGCAGTACCCCTGCGTCAAATTTGACGTACCTTCTTTGTAAGAGCATAATTAAAAACAGGAATATAATCTTACCTTCGCAATAGTTGTTTTATTACTTTTCAGATACACTAAGAGTTCCATTTCCATTATCAATTAACTCACGGTTGGTTTTTAATACAATTTTATCTGCATATTCTTCCATATCCATAATAAAGCCATTTGGATACGTAGAACGCATACAGGTACAATTCGGGGCCACATTAATATTTTCATGTTTTATTTCTTTAAAGTCCTTACAAAACGCAGAAGTGTCAATAGTTGCTTCACATCCTGCTTTAAATATGTATTCGTACATATATATCCTCCTCATTCTTCTAAAAATTTATATTTGTTAGACATATCGTATCACTCCTAAAAACCTTTGTAAACAGCCTAAAATCAAGACTATAAGTGTATTATAAGACTAAGTTATAGAACCAAGAAAATATACCAAATGATACAACACCATACAAAACCATACCAATATATGGCAATGTTAGATATTAGAAATTGGTATAACAAAAGGAGCAGGGGATTTTCCCTACTCCTAGTAATAATACTATTTAATTATTGGTCACGGTTTCAACTACCACCTGTCCGTCTTTTACCCAGGCACCGTCTGATCCTACAGTATAGCCGTCTGGTGTGGTGGTGTCGTGAAGCATATAACAGTATTCATCGAAATAATACCACTTTCCATCTGCTGGGTCATGGAACCATGTATTTTGTAACGCTAAACCTTCAGAATCAAGATATATCCAAGCTCCATCATATTGACGATGGTACCATGCATTTTTTATTGGGAGATAATCCTCATTCATCACTTCCCACCGGGGTCTTAGTTCCCCCTCTTTTAGTGGTCTGCGATCTTCTGCAAAAGATGTTATATTTAAAGAAACCATCAGCATTACTGTAGCTATGATTAAACGTTTTGTTTTCATGTTTTACCCCCATTTCTTCTTTCTTACATAATATCACAACATTTTATACTATGCAAGTTTGGGGGATTTATACTCTTGATTCTCTTATCTTATCATATAGCCAGTCTAAAGCTTCAAATAATGTGTATTTACTCCACCAGTTATCACCATGTAATTCGCAGTCACCATTTATTTTTCTTGCATTAATAAACGGTGTTTCTAAATGATGATCAGATACTATAGTAGTCCCGGATTGCGAGCTTAAAGTTACTGCTGCATACTTGCCAAATGGCCCTCCTCTTGCTGTTTGAATTACTACGGTTCCATCAGTAGAGCGTAAAACATTGCTTCCATCTGCACTTACATAATAATCTCCAAATCCTACGGCACTGTCATTTGCATAAAATGTTTCTGATTCCAAATTCCCAGAGAAGGAACCATTTATGGCATTAATGTTCCTACATGTCAGTACTCCATCTTTTGTCATGCTGGAGTAATTGGATTCCCATGATAAACGGTTTGTCTTAAGAATAATATCGTATGGCTCAATTGACAGCTGGGAAGAAACCTCTCCTAGACTTACCTTATTCAATATCTGTCCAGCGGTTATCCTGAATTGTGCCTCTGTATCCTCTTTAAAATTCTTTACCGTAGCGTCAATTTCATCGGCCCTCATCTTTATGGCCGCCTCTGCAATTGTTGCTCTTGTAACTTCCTGAAGAATCTGGTCAGCAGTTATTACGAACTGTGCTTCCGTGTACTCTTTCAGGTCCGTTACTCGGACGGATACCTCCTCCACAGATTTTTTGATAACAGCGGTTTTCCCTTCAAGTTGAATTATCTGAACGCCAAGTCCAAAGCTCTGTTCCTGTTCAAGACTCCCTTGTGCTTCGTACGTATCCATCATGCCCTGAATACCTTTCAAAGTTCGTTCAAGGCAATACGTTTCAATAACATCATCTGTAGTATAACATATGATACCATCACCAACTTCTAACCATGGAAGAGCTGGGCCAACGATATGACATGGTCTGTAAATTCTTCCTGATATCTTGTCATAAACTGTAGCTGCAATCGAAAGCAGTTCTTGGGACGATTTCCCATATACCAGGTAATTTCCCTGAATCACATAGCAGTTGTTACCGGGGCCATAAGAAGCTCCAACATCACCCTCCTCTTGCCTAATCTGCACCTTATCAATAGGACTGACCACATAGTCCTCATAATGAGTTTCAGACTGCTTGTAATAAGATAATGTTTCCGCATTGGTCATCTCAGACGGAAACAACTCTTCATCAGGAAATAAGGTTTCAGACGGGAACAAACCAGAGTTTTCCAGAAACTTATATGTAAGCCGGCCTGTCTTATCAAAGTTCCCAAAGCAACCATTTAACTCGCAGATAGCCATTAAAACCTTACGGCCATCCAATTGCTCTGGTTCAATTGTCTTTGTAATCTGCATATCGTCCAAGGGTAATTTCGTTATGACCTGCGTAATGCCTACATGAGCGCAGAGTAAATCCCGGAACTGTTTCAGTGTTAGCGGGAAGGTTAGACTCTGGTACCAGTCAGCTACATCAATATCAAAATACAACATACGGTCATATGCCGTAATTTTCTTTCGCCGCCGATCCGCCTGTTCCCGGACAAAGCTATCTACCTTATAAACGCCAAATGCCATTTCATAGCCGCCGATCTCAACAGTGGCCATAAACTCTTTCCCGGTAAGATCCATCAGTACATCAGCAACCGTGATTTCAAACATAGATGCGCAACACTCGCCAAATGCTAAATTCTGGCTTGAGCATACACTTTCTGTTATGGTCATAGATTCTGATATTATCTGGCTGTTATCAATCACATACACCGGCTCCTGGTCAACCGGGAATAAATCATCAGACGGGAACAGCAAATCATCAGGATAGAGCAGTTTTATTTCTTCATCAAAGAATCGCAGTTTTATGTGTCGCTGTGTGGCAGCACTTAAGTTATCTGCCCGGAACAATTCTTTTATTTCCTCTGGAATATTCAGCATATCGCCGACCTCCTTAATATTCAGTTATCGTTATCTTAATCGGCTTATAAAGTATATCTTTTTTCTTCTCATCAACATTTACAATCTCATAGGGAATATCCGAAATATAAAACGCCCCCGATTTATACGAGGACGTGTTTGGATTCCAATATTCAATTTTACATTTTACTCTGTTTCCGTGTGGTACAAAGGCATTCAGCCTATCAGCATCTTTTAAGCATAAATGTGTGGTTGAAAACTCCATGGAGGTAGCGGTATGGGGTAAGGCGTTACGATGTAGTTCCCCGTTACCATCTCGGTAAGGATCTAGGTCCATTATCTGATCAGGCGTGCACTTAAATGATTCCAGCGCAATTAATTCATTTGGAAACATTGTCCCATTAATTTTCAATAGCCAGCCTTCAAATGCCAATCTCCCACCTCCAGACGCACAAAAAAGCGCCATCTTTAGGACAACGCTTTCTTTTCATTCTATACCACAATATCATTTTAACATATTAGATATGGGAAATGTGGGAATGTTGCTAATATTACAGACTTGCTTAAATTATACTATCTAAGATATGTTGATTTAATAAAAAGAGTTTAAAATTTCATTCAACAGTCACAGTAATTTCAAAACTTTTCACAATTTCTTTTTGCCATGGTCTTTGGTACTCATGTCTTATAATCCTTTGACCTAATTCACATGCTTTATACAACCAAATTCGCTTTGAATTTCCTCCAATTAATGAATGATATTCATTTAAGATCTCTTCATTCACAAGGGAAACAATCTTTTGTGTCTTAACACTCTTTTCTATCCATGTGTAACCAGAGGAGATGCATTCAGATAAGATTATTTTTAATTCATCTCCCTTTTTTAACTTAATAATTTCCCCATTGTCTTTTTCTTCTACAGAAATAAGCATTTTTAAACCGAACTTTCTTATTGATATTCTATAATTTGTTTATTAACATTTGAAATGTTAACTTTTTCTTTAAAATCTTCTCCAAATTGTTCCAATATTTTTTCCTTAGCATCTATCAAAGATCTAACATTATCAATCAAATCTGTAGCTCCATAAGCTTCAAAGTATTTATCATATTTTATATAATCATAAGGTAGGTAACCATACCCTTCGTCTCCCCATTCATTACCCCATGAATTTTTAAATTTTAACATTTGTGTGTCATCATCATATCCAACAACACAAAGTGCATGTCCACCTATATCGCCTCCTTTAGGGAGTGGTATTTTACCCGTATCCCATACTTCTGTAGTTTGCCAATTATCAAATACGGAAACACCAATGACAAAAGGGCCATTAACAATTAAACTTGTTTTCATGGTTTGTAATGATTTCCCAATATTTTCATAAGATTTAATTTTATAATTTTTAGCATTCTCATTAGCACCTTGGCGCGGCACTCCAACTTGATTAGGTGCGTAAGACCAGTACTCTTCTTCACAAACCCCTAAATTGTAAAGAATTTTCATTGCTATATTGATAGATGTTCCATCAGCCTCGGGAATTCCATCAATTTCTTTACATTTCTGATAAAGATAACGGGGCGATAATTTAATGATTCTTTTATTCTCTTTTAATTCTTGCGACTCTTTCATTCCTACCGTACAAGCAAAGCCAACACAGGTTCCTTCCTCTCCTTGATCTCCGACATCACTAAGCTCTTTCACCACAAATTTGGCTGGAACAGATAATACCGGCAACACCGCTGACATTAAAATATCTCGTTTATCAATTGGTGAAGGGAATAAACCTAATCCTTTAATTTTTGACATATTGAATTCTCCTTATAATTTATTATGTCATTATTATTCCATTATAAAAAAAAATTATCCTTAATAAATCTTCTAGAAACTTGCAATCTCATCATAAAACCTGTGCTCAAAATACTGATAATATAAAATAATCTTGATTTTTATATGGCTCTGCTTTTAAAGCATTTAACTATTCACTTAGCGCAATATTGGGAAAAGTCTATAACTGTGAGAATAAGTCATGATCTTAGTTGTCGTACGATTAAATAGTTCCAGTATAATCAGCTCATACTGAAACACAGTTGTACTATTCATTTTCACTTTGTTGCCTTCAAATCCAAAATCTCCACTTACAGATATAAGAAAAAGCGTCATCTTAACGACAACGCCTTTTTTTAATACTACAATATCATTTTAACATATGGGAAATGTGGGAATCTTGTATTGGCCATTAAATCTATATACTTATAAATATATAAATGCACAATCATTAACAAAATACTTACCATTAGGTAACGATCCTATTTTTAGCCTTATCAATAATAATTACATCTTCGGGATAATAACGTAGCTTGATAGCACCGTCATTTACAATAAATAAATCATGGAGATTCCCTTTTTCACGATTTGGTAATATCAATTCATCATCAACACCATCTACATTATCATGCAACCAAGGAATAAAGTTATCTAAACCATTATATCCCTTTTTATAGAATACAACTAGTCTTCTAAATAGTTTGGGCCAAATTATTAATTCTTGTAAATCATCTAGACCATTTATTTTTACAGATAATTCTGTATTACAATCTTCTTCCAACCATAAGCCTTTTTTCTCCTCACGGATGCTCTTTACTTCTTTAGCAATATAATCAATTAGAGAAATAGGTAATGAAGTATATAAAGCCGGATAAGCCAAGCCTTCAAAAAATAATTTATAGTTAATGCTACTTTGAAGTACTTGTTCATCTACATATATATTTGCGCCATCTTCCTCTTTAGCATTGCCTGGATATACAAGCGCAATAACTCGTCCATACACATCAACTTCATTGGCCAATATATAACCTACCATAAAATTAGCGTTAGCCGATTCAATTTTATGAGAGTTACTACTACTGTAAACAATATCTTTAAATCCTAAACTTTCAAGCATAAAGTCTCTAGCTGTAAAAGCATAATGCTCTTGTTGATGTGTCATCCCACCAGGTGCAGGAAAATGTGTTTCAAGTGCATCTATTGCCTCAAATCTAATTTTTATCATCTCTCTTTTTGTTATATCTGCTTTTCGCTTGAAGTTTTTAATCAAGTCAATATTATCTGGCATAAAAGTTATTGTATCTCCATCAGGTTCAGGACCCTGACCTGGTAAATCTGGATATAAAATGTGAAATGAACCCTTAATTAGTGTATATCTTGAACTTTCCATTTCTTCTTCCTTTTATCTTTATTATTAACTATTTATTTTACAAATATTTTTTTCATTTTTATGATCGTATATAAAAGAATCTCCTTCTGAATTGCCAGTAATATCATTTGTATCCCAAGTTTGAGATTGAAAAGCCAGAAATATTGCTTCCCAATGTTTATCTGAATACTCTAATAATATACAACCATCTTGATATACACCATTGAATTTTTCATATGGGCCTATACTTCCTTGATTCATATGAACCTCATGAATACCTTTTCCATTGTCAAAATGGCCTCCATATACATAGATACTAGCTCCAGTGGATATTGCATTTTCCCCAATATGTTTTTGGAAAAAATCAGCCAAATCATTATCTGGCCCAATCTCACTTGAAGGCAAAATACTCATTTTACAAGGATCAAATAGTTTACTACGAATAAAGTCTACTGCAATATTTTCAGGATTGTACTTATTATCTGGATAGTTTATATCTAAATTTCTAGGGTAATCTAATTCAGAAAAAACATATTTATTATGATATTTTATTGGGTAAAAACCCAAATCCAATTCCTGTAGATGTGTAATTTGTTTTGCGTCGAAATCAGCATCTGCAATGAATAAAAGTTCATTTGGTACTTTCTTATCATTAATTATAATTGGTTTCTTTGGGGCCGATTTTGTATTAACTGCAATTTTATATTCAATATTTTTGACTTGTACATAAATATATACATGTGGACTATGAGGATCTGTCCTAGCATCCCCCTCCTCATACCTAGTTACTTTCCCTTTTAAAACTCCATATAAATCGTTAATTCCACTCATCTTAACTTCCTTTCTACAATCTTAACTTATTATAAAATATAATAAATATCTTTTCCTCTAAGCTATAAAATATACGTTATTTTCTTCACATATATTAGATATGGTAAAATCCAATAACTTTTTAATCTTTTTGAATTATTATACTATCATAGTTCATCTCTTTTTTGATCTCATCGTAAAGCAATCTTTCCAGATGCCACTAACACAAAATCTGTTTAGAATTCAGTTGGTCTGATATTAGTTTTTAAAAAACATCAAAATAATGTTTCTTTTATCAACTTAATTGTTAAGCCTTGATTATTACCATACAATTCCTGATTAATTAATTATATAAATACCATAATATAAAATATTATAGGAGGTAAATATGGCACTTGAATTTAGAGTAGTAGGTATTTTTCAAAGAAATAATCAAAATTTATCAACCGATCCAAATGTATTTCACTTTAAGGATTATGTTAAGTTTAATGGTAAAGTAAAATATGCTTATGCTGCATTAATGAGTATTGATATTAATACGGATCAAGGAATTAAAGATTATGCGATACAGGTTCTAGCTGGCCCTCATCCCTTAGATCCAAATGCAGCTGAAGGCATATTAACTATAAGAGGTACTCCGATTGGTGAAAACACAAAATTCTTCGGCAACGCACAGTATATTATTATAGCAGATACTGAATGACTTCTTTATTAAAAATAACGAGATACTTCTTTAGCAATTTACGCAAAATTATTTTTAAATCTAATTGTAAATTAAGGATAAAGTGAACGATACTTTTAGTGTATCAACAATATAATCTTATTCCTCGAGTTTTAAATCACCGACGTTTTTTAATCAAAGATTTTTGAAGTTCTAGACTCCTAGGCATCTATAATTCCCTGGAGTCTTTTCAATGTTATATAAACATTAATTACCTCGAGTTTTTCTTTGCTTTTTAAGATTGAATCTTATTTTGTTTTATAACTTTCTTTTCTAATTTACATTTTTTCACTCTAGCGACTGCTTCACGGACAACTCTGTATCCAAATCAAATTGTTATTTTAATCATTGTTTTTACTGTTTTATTAAAAATCTATCTATTTTTTTACCAATAGATCTTCGATCATACCCTAATTCAACTGCAATATCATTTTCAGTCCTTCCCTCTATATATTTCATGGTAAGAATATGCTTCATTTCTATATCTTCTAAATTTAGTTTTTCAAGCAAACATTCAATCTCCAGTTTCATATCCTCAAAGAGCCGTTCATTTCCTTTCAAATCAATCAGTAGCTGCCGGACCATCTTTTCTCTTTCCTCATTCGATTTTACATTTGCTCCGGAAACTACAAAATGACATTCTGTAAATGGGAACTGCTTTAGTGATCCTTTCACAACCCCATATTCAGAAGTCAATGGATTGTTCTCGTAGTATTTTATCCTACGCCTAAGACGCTTAATTTCGGATTCCAGGTATGTATAAGTAGCTAAATATTCCCTCGTCAATATCATAATCAAGTCCTCCTCATAGAATCTCTTCTATTCCCCCCTAGCCCTAAACTAGGTGTATTCAATGCAGTTTCCAAATCCCAGCCCAATTTACAAACTCTGTCTCTAACCATCGATGGTCTTTTATCATGCTCTCTACATAACTGCGCGAATGATTTCTTTGATATAGGAGTTTCAAAAGCCTTTTCAGAAGACCAACCACAAGTAATCCGATTATGAATCGTATCATATGTCAATCCCAATTCATTGCACCACACCATTAAATCTTTCGTCTGTCCTTTATAAGCAACAAATATTGAACCTCTTTTGTTAAAAGCCTGCTGCTGCCTTGTGATCCACATACAGTTATTCGGCTCGTAATTGCCATTCACATCTTTTCGTTCTATAGTCAATCCATTTCTGTATCCATTAGCTTTTGCCCATTCTGCATATTCATCAAATCCTTTAAGCCACTCATCGCATATTTCAATTCCTCTTCCACCGTAATCTTTATAACGCTTACAATTTGGATTTAAACAGCGTTTTTTCATACTATGATAAGAGTTCCATAGACTTAAATTTTCTTTCTTGGGGTTTCTCAACGTTTTTGTCATAAATCTTATCCTCCTTAACACGGTCTTCGAAAAGCGGTGACTTTAGCGCCACCCATATTTTGTGTAAACAATGCGAACTGCGCCCAGCCGTCGGGAACATCATCATGCGGAGTTTTACCTTTCACTGAATAGCTAAGCAAAAAGCTTATCATCACCCCGTAATCACTTTTTGCTTTATAAAGGGAAGAATCTTTAAATAAAACATGCTTTTTTACCCAGTCCGCATTTACTATAATCTTTGTTTCCTTATTGCTATCAGTGAATTTTGTGGTAATATTGCAACGGCCATTCTTCTGCTCCACCAGTTTATTAACTTCGTACCCTACCCTGCTACCGCCGTTATTACTCTCGAACTGGCACTGCTGCAGCTTATTGTCCACGATTATCTGGGAACACCTTTCATACTGAACGCCATAGTCGGAATTATCATCACAAATACAATCGAGGCAGTAGTAATCATTTCCATATTGAGCCACACAAGGAAGGAACATATAATCAGTACCTTTGTCCTTTGTATCACATATTCCCAGAAGAGCGTCTGGCTCCCCTAACGGTAGCGCAAGGTATCGCCTTAATTCATCTTCATGATATAAAAGGCCTTCACGCTCAATCGGCTGGCTTTTATATAGGCACTTGTAGGAAATGTCATCCATTGCCAATGCCTGATCATTGAAGAAAGCAACTGAAAAGCCATTATATTCATAATCAAAGTTTGATTTCTCAGAAACTGGATCAATGTCTGGAACCTCAATAAATCTCACCCTGTCACTGTCATGATACAATTTTTTTATTCTTCCAATGACATCATGGACAGACCACCTTGTCGCAATATGAATCTCCTTACAACCGTCCATCTTTCTCTGCTTGCCATCAACACTGTATAGGGACCAGAGTTTATCTAACCGAATTTTGTTTAATGCTTCTTCAATACCACCAATAAGATCATCACAATACAGGTACCGGTTACACCTAACCTTACCAGCATTCTTTGATCCAATAGATGTACACTGAATATTGGGGAAAGGCTTGTACTTATTGAAATTAATTGTTTCTGTCTTAGCATTTGTGCTTTGAAGTGTCACATTTGGGAATATTTCATTCCAGGTATATTCTTCTGAATTCATAGTGATATCATATATGCCGTCATAAAACATTCTCGTGATATCGCCACTATGAGAATAGAATAAGCTGAAATCATCTGGGTGTTTACCAATTACCCACGAAGCAAAGAATTTCTCCAAAGTCGTTTTCTGCGTCCCGGGTGGCATTGATATACTTAAGATATCCAGCCTATCATCTTCCAAATCCTGCATTGCCTGAATCAACCCGTGTTTGTTTAGCTGCTCACGTTTCGGTAAATAAAATCGATCCTTTGCTTCTCGGTTCTTTTCCAGATAGATCAGATATGATTCAAATAAATATGGAGCTTCAAAATGCAAAGTCTTCCAGTACAGATCATCCCAACGGGTATCCATTGTTTGGACAAATCTTGTGACGGCCCATTTCTTGATAAACCCAGAATAAGTCATAATGAAATCCCGGTCATCAACTGGCAGGTCAAGATTATCTTGCATTGTATATTGGAGTTCTGATAACAGAATGTTTAGAATTTCGTAAGAAGGCGGCGTATCAATCTGTCGCTTTAATTTTTTGATTATTTCTCGATGTTGCTGAAAATCCATAGAAAAAAAGCCTCCTTCCGCTTAAAAATACAACGGCTCTCGGCTCTTTGGCTCTCGGCTCTGTTTATTCGCTTGCTTTATAATTATATACTGGCTTTATTATTTTCTCAATATCAACGGTTTCCTTTATGTTCTGGATAATCTCCTCCATTGGCTTATACACCATAGGAGATTCATCAATAGTAGAACGATTTACAGAGGTTGTAAAAATACCTGTCATAGATATTTCAAACTCCTCTAATGAGACTTTTTCTTTTGCTTTGGATCGGCTCATTATTCGCCCGGCTCCATGAGGGGCGGAGCTATTCCAGTCATCATTCCCTTTTCCTCTCCCAATAATGGAACCATCACGCATATTGATTGGTATTAACAGTAACTCATCCTTTCTGGCTGAGATAGCACCCTTTCGCACAATGTTTGTATCATGGTCAATGTAATTATGAATTGTCTGAAATGACTTTCCCTGGGAATATTCCCAACCCATCTCCTGACAAATAATTGATGCAATGCATTCACGATTAGTTCCAGCAAAGCTCTGACAAATTTTCATGTCATGTAAGTAATGTTCCCTATCTTCTCCGATCAAATAGCAAAGTTCTTTTGGAATATTCAGTTTATCCGGCTGAAATTTACGTTTCAGTTCCTTTATAGCAGGCTCTATTTCTTTGACACGACCAGCAGTCCTATATTCCTTAATCAACTCTTGAATGACCTGTTCCAATTTCCTAGATCCCTGCATACTGTCTATGGCCACTTGCTGATATATTTCAGCTACCTGTTTACCAAGATTACGGCTCCCAGTATGAATAATCAAATATTTATTACCATCGGGATCTTCATCGACCTCTATGAAGTGATTGCCACCGCCCAATGATCCCATGCTACAGCGTAACCAATTGATATTTTTAAGTTCGGACCTGCAATGAAGTTTTTCAATATCCGGGAAAGAAATTTCTTCTTTCCTAACATTAAGACCGGAAGGAATATTTCCACGAATGACTGAATCAAATTTTTCGTAGTTAATATCAATTCCGCCCAGGCCAACAGCCAGCATTCCACAGCCAATATCCACGCCGACAATATTTGGAATCACCTTGTCCCCCAGATCAGCAGTAAAACCAATTACGCAGCCTTTTCCAGCATGAACATCCGGCATTATCCGTACTTTACATTCAGCAAATGCCGGCTGTTTTATCAACGTATAAATCTGATTCAAAGCCTCAGGCTCTATATTTTCAGTAAAGATTTTTAAATCACTCATTTTACCCCTCCGTATTTACAATAAAAATCCTTTTACATTTACTATTTCGACATTGATAATTAAAATCCTTAATTTTAGCCTTTTGATTCAAAGGAAAGTGTTTCTTATTACACCAAGGGCAGTATGCCCATTTTTGGCCCTGAGCATTTGTTCTTATATCGGCTTGCCCATCAAATCCATCTTCTGGTGGATTCATGACAAGGCTGAATGCGTCATGCTCTATTGATTCAATTACTTTACTCATGCTCATTTTTCACCTCATTTTTTTCAACAAAAGACCCAACCACCGAACATTAATGGTTGGATCTTTTGTTAAGCCATTCTTATTCTATTCAAGATCTTCTTTCTATCATAGATTGATATGTCAAAATTTCCTTTGTAATAAGCATCATTACTGCTTGTCGTAAACATATATTTATATAATTTGTCTATATTTTCAAGTATTATATCCATTTCATCATAACCACCCCATCTAATTGCAAATTCTTTCATTGACGGCACATTTGATAATACCTCTTGCAATTCAGATATTAATCTTCCAGAAGTAAACTCCCTTTCTTTTTCAATATCTACAATACTTAATGCCCATGCAATAGGTGCTAGGATATTATAACAAAATGAAGTCCCCCTAGTTATACTCAATGGCTCAACACTCTTTAATTTAGAATAATATATATTAAATTCCCTCATAGAAAATTTATAATAATTTCCAATATCAATTGCAATATTTTGACTAGCTAGTGCTGAATTTCTGCTAATATCGATAAAATCAAAATAACTATCTACATTTATTTTTTCTAAAGAGAATTGAAATTCAAAAAACCGGTTTAGATATGTCGATGCATTAAATTCAGCTCCATAAAAACTTTTTACCGTATGAACTAATTGAGCCTTATTTGTCGCAAATATAAATATGACTCTATCATCGTCAAAAAAATGCTTTATGCGTTCCAATAGTTTAATAGCATAACTTGGTCTACATCTATCCAATTCATCTATTATTACTAGAAGTTTATCGCAATTTTCATTAATAATTTCATCAAGGATATCTTTTAACAACGTCTTAGTTTTTTCTATGGAATATACCTCATCTAATTCATCTGACATATTAAACAATTCTTCAATATTAATATCCACCCCCATTAGCTTCATGAAATTTTCAGATATTATCATTGCTTTATTAAGGAGATTCTTCTTCTTGGTCAAATCGTCACTTACATATCCATTGATAATTAAGTTATACATCAATGACAAAATAGGATTAGGGTGATCATCAAAAAGCCATGCATCGTAATATATCGGAATAAAAGTCTTATCCATACTTATTTGATTGCCATCAATCAACCCTGTTAGCACGTCATTATTGTCACTAGAAGGGACTCTTTCAAATGAACTTTCTCTTAAATAATTCAATAACAAAGCCGATTGCTTTACAAAAAAAGTTTTTCCATCTCCCCAATTAGCGTCTAATGAAATCTTAGCGGACCCCTCAATATTATCCAATAATCTTAAAAAATCAAACACTTCACTATTTCTACCTATTGGGTTGGTGACTAATGTTTTAATTATATTGGTTTCAATAGCATCCAATTCGTATTTTTTCATATGTACCTCCATAGATTTACCTCTTAACATAATACCGCAAAATCTTCCAACCATCAATATTCAATTTCCAATGTACAAAATGTACCTTCTGGGATTCGAACCCAGGGCCGTCCGGTTATGAGCCGGGTGCGCTGACCGCTGCGCTAAAGGTACAGTGTAGTTTTCCCTTGTTCCGTACAAGTCGGAGCTTCACTACCGCCGGTCGTAAACGCCTGATTTGCTACCGTTTATCACAGAGTCGTTTGAAATCAGGGAAAGTCAACACATCTCGAGAGGGGATTATCGGATTCGAACCGATGTACATAGGTTAACAGCCTATTGCTATGCCATCTCAGCTAAATCCCCATACTTGGCAGCCTTTTCAGCAACTTACTGCCATAATTGAGTTGCTATTGGCCTACGGAAGAATGATTTTTATTACTAGGCACTTGATGTTGTTCGGTATACAAAATATTATTCATTGTTTACAGTTACACATCTTCCGCTTTTGGCACCATCTATACCGGGTGCCTCGATCTGTCTGCTTCACAGGTCAATGCATGACCCTGTGAAGCCAGACATGGTTGCTCCTTTATGAATTGCACCCATTCTGTAACAAAAAACAGGACAATTCCGAAATATGTAATAATCAATTCCTTCTTTAACCTCCATAGCTCTTTTTCCAGCAACAGCATACACCGATTACCATCAAGTTAATCTCTTTTTCAGTATTTCAACCCACAAGAACGTAACAGTCCTTGACACAAGCATTTACTTCCATATAAGTACCAAGGCCATAACATACATAATTGCCATAATGCCAAATCCAATAACCGTTGCCTTATCTCTTTTCCAGATCAGACCTCGTGAAAACCAAAGAATGAAAATCACCATGAATACATTCCAGACTGTTACAATCCATTTCAATGCTTCCAAATCCATCACCCCTATTTCAAATCTGTCAAATCAAATACGATACCCTGGCAATACGACTGCCCGTCCTCATAAATCATGAAGGTTTCATGGGGGATGTCCGTTTTATACGTCCAGGTAATGACATTCCCATTTTCATCTATTGCGGACTTATCGCACCAAAGAGCTTCAATACAGTTCGCACGCTCTGAATCATCTTGTGCTACTCCATTCCGGTCGAAGAATACCTTTCCACCGTCAAAGCAACCGCCCTCATCATAAATGGCTCCGTCAAATTCCATCAAATCATCAGACGCACCACTGACGATAACTAGGCCAGATTCTTTTGCCCCCCGTCTAACGTCCCGAAAGGGTTCATAGCCATATTCCCGGCCATCAATAAGCCTTGCCAATGCTTTCTTATTCATGAGGAGTCCCTTTCTAAAAGCTCATACTTTTCCAGTTTCTCTGCCAATTCATCTAACGACTGCTGAGTAAATTTTTTTATTTTCAGCAAGTCCCCTGAATATATATTGCGGAGCTGGCTCACCGTATTTATACCGGCACGTTTTAAGCAGACATATGTACGAATTGTAAGGTCCAGATTGTCAATGCTGCCCATGTCAGATTCAATACCAACAATCCTATTTGCCAGTTCTACTGCCATCTGGTCATAAGGGATTGAGCCATCGGTTTCCTGCAGATAGCCATAAATAGAAGCCATTAGGGCATTGTACCAGTCACCTTTCTGCATAAATTCAGTTCGTATAATCTCCGCTGCTTCTTGGAGTTGATGATATTTAATATTATCAAACATGTGATTCCTCCTAAAACAAAATTTATATTTCTCTCTTATAAGACAATATGATATAATTAACTCAACGATAGTGGAGGTAATTACTATGATAGAATATTTAAACGATATACGAAAAGCTATTGAAAATGACTGTTGGTATTCTGCACTTGCATTGGCACTTACATTACCCGATATTTGTGGTGAAATCGAATTTCCGCAAATCACTAGTGTAGGGAAAAGATATCGACAATGGTTTCTAAATCACATTGAAAATAATAAGTACTTTATTGTTTCCGGTCATAATATTTTTTCTTCAAAAGAATGTTATGAACTAAGATGTTCTTTTTTGCATTCTCATTCATATGACATTGAAAGTTTGTATCTTAAAGAATCTGTCAAAAATGTAAAAGGAACATATTTTTCAATTAAAAACAAGTTTGAATTATATGCCTCAAATGATGGAACTGGCGCTAAAAGAAATTTTTCTAATGATTACTCGACACGTATTCAAACACGCAAAATACGTATAAATGTCTATTATCTCTGTATTGTTTTATGTGATGAAGCAGAAAAATTTTATAACACCAACAAACAAATGTTAAATAACGTATCCATTAACTCAATCAAGATTATTAACTAAAACCAATATAATCGTTTTTGTATTTATCTATTTCCAGTGAAATGTACAGTTCTTCTCCACAGCAATCAACATCTACTATTTTTGAGAGAAATTGAAATCCATCTTCTAGAAAAGGCCTTTTTTTATTTTTGAAAATTTTTCAAAATCACTTTCCTAAAGACAATTTCCACCGGACAACCTACAAGCAGTTTGATATTATTTAAAATCAATTCTGTAGAGGTCTTTATCTCTTAGCTTTCTAAAATAAATCGTGGACCCTACATCCCGGTATTCTTTTAATTCTATTAACCACTTTGCTAATTGTTCGTGGTCTTTTCCGCATTGTGTGCAGCGGTTTTCTATAGCTTTTTCTTTACAGTGCTGAATAGCTTCATCAATGTCCATATTATTATCAGACATTCCAACAATTCCCAAAACCTTTTTCTGGCTTTATCAGGATCCATTCTTATCCATTTTCTATCTTCCATTACTGACAAAACTTCTACCCAATCAAGACCACCACGTTCCGCAAGTCTTTTAATCGTTTGACCATGGTTGGACATTGCTTGTTTTTCATGTCGGGCAATTGCTTCCCACGGTATAGTGAACCTTGTTCCAAGGATAGGAAACTCCATGTTAACTTCTCCTTTTTATAAAATCTAAATCAGATTAAACGCTTATGCATCCTTTCAGGAAAGACCTTTTTTATAATAAAGAATTTTTTTGAAAATATTTACGACTAAAAATACTATCCTTGTGGCATATGAACAACCCATCTATCTTTAAATAACCCTTTTTATTTGGTTCAACTACGTCTCCAGATTTAATTCTCATTATTACTGATACGCATTGATCATCATCTATTTCCCAACTATGCTTATAACCCAATATATATAGTTTATCTTTTGTGCAGATATACTTCTCGGAACACTCTGCCATTGCCTTATCCTTTCAGGAAAAGCCTTTTTTATTTTTTTCGAAACTTTGGGGGCTAACTGGCCCCTGAACGACTTTCCTATAGACCCCCTCCCGGGTACCTTTCAACTGTCTAGACACTACGTCTGTAAAGGAATACAATATTGCACAAAACGCACCTGTCATTTACGACATATCTTACAATACAAGGGCATTGCTCTGCTATCGTGCTTTCAACTATTCGTTAAATTACCGTTTAACGCAGTCTTGAACCTTAATATTGCACAAAATGATCGATGATTTCTATGCATGATGTATATCTGATTTCAAGTTTTGTCCTTTGTGTGGGTAAGTATAGATATTGTCAGAATATTTGATGTGTTAATCTGGTAAATCGTCAGCCGATTCCGGCAGCAGGTCCACTGTTTACGCCCTGGCTTCAATCTCCTCACGGCTTACTGATATGCGTGCCGTTCCGTCCGCTCCTCTTGGCTGCCCCATGTTCCACCCGTAATGGCGATTGAGTGCCGGAAGAATTTTCATGGGATTTGAGCCACCGGAAATCAATTTATTACTCAAACTTTCTTCTCTTTCGGAATTAAGTTTTTTGTATATCTCGGAGGCACCAGAACCGACTTGTGTCTCATTATTGCCCCAAGAGTAGAAAGTATCTTGGTTAATTCCCGTAAGCTTAGAGAAACCTATAATACTAATCTCCTTGTCATACTCATAACAGAGAGTTATATATACATTACATATCTCATTAATAAGATTTATGTTATAAGCATTACTTACTCTGCTATCTATTAATAACTTATCTCTATTAACTCCAAATAAAGCTTTATTAATATATATAAGAGCAGCGTTCCAACGACTCTGAGGTTCTTTACGCATGTCTTGGATCTTACGATCATCTATATATTCCTGGAGATATAGGGATATCTCATTTTCAAAGACATCTACTGTACTCCCATCTGTATCAGTTACAGTAGTGTAATTAATATTATTAGACATAGTATTTATATCTCCTTTCTGGCTCTTATACAGGTATCATATAGATATATATAAAAGCTTTATATATTATTTATCTGGGTAAATACCACAGATTTATTAATCTTTAATTACCTGATCTGATAATGACAGAGTTATCCGGTCTTCTGGATCAGGAATGATTTGATTCAGCAGTTTAAGACATTCATTCCGTTACTCTGTATTCGTACATTTCCCAGTGCCATGAAATCTACAACTTTCCCGGCCGCACTCATCACTTATTCCCTGCATGTTATCAACTCCTTGATTTTAGATTCTTTCTGATTCTGTTCTATCTGTGCTATGACCAATAGATTTAAACCTCATTCTAACATTCATTTTTGCCCCATGTGCCGTTTTAAATGTCTTTCGTGAACATTCTCTCACCTGCCAATTTAAAATAGCTTTACGGGCAAATAAAAAGTCCCTGCGCTATACGGAGTGAATACCGTACAACACAAGGACTAGAAGTCATTGGTTCTTTCTCGCCTATTACGGGGACATTGTATATGGTCAAGGCCAACCAGGCTAGCATATACACGCTTTAATATTTAATTATTTACACTTTAGCAGATATTTAATTATCTGTCAATATCTGGATATTTAATTTTATTATACACCCTATATAGTATTATACATACCTCAGGGGATATAGAAAGCCTAAGAGTATATTATAAACAATCCCATATGTCTATATATATTTTAAATTATATAGGGCTAAAATATATGAATTTTTGCATACAAAAAGCAGGCCTCAAAGCGTTTTACTGCTCCTTGGCCTGCCTGATAAAATCACCATGATAAATTGTCAACGTCCGGAAGATATACCCTTGAGTATTTCTTATAGAGCCCCCTCGGCTTTTTCAGATTAGCACATAATAAATTTCAAATCAACCCTTGACAAGAAAATTCCTTTGTGCTATTTGTATTATAACAGCTACCGGCATAGCTGCCCCCAAACGGTATGTCGGAGAAGTTCAGCCTTGCAGATGTTGCAGGGCTTTTCTTTTACTAAAAATCATGATGTTTATTTATTTTCGACAATTATTTTAACTTTCGTTATTCTAGCAATAAAAGCCAAATTAATTAATCATCTTGTATATTTATACAAACATGCTCCTATTATAACAAATACAGGAATTAAAAAAGCAAAGCCAAAAACTTTATATGTCATGGCACACAAAAACATTGAACTAACTAGCAATAACATGCAGGAGGTCAACAATCCTGAATCAAGTTTTTTTGATTCCTTTACTTCACGTTCTTGTTCTGTTGATTTTACTTTTTGCTTTACTTCATCTAACATTTTATGAGTAAATCCTGAATATTCTTCGTTGCTCATAAGCAACTTACCTTGTTCGGAAATAATTTTATTCCTCAGAAGTAACGACAAAATTTTGCGTGATTCTTCTCTAGATATTCTGTTGAACAAGAATTTTTCTACAGTGTCTATTTTGATTTTTTCCACTTCATTCTCAAAGGCAATATCCATAAGTTGCCTTATGTAAGGATTAATGTCACCGTCAACAATTAACCACTCTTTAAATGGCTTATATGGCCCATACCTTTGCTCATATAAGAAACCCAGTTCATCGTATTCTCTTTTGCTAATCTCGTTAAAATTAACCAACTTTATCCTCCAGATAAGGAATATCTCTAAGAAAAGAATGGTGATACCCTCCTACCTCAAGAAACTATACCGTTCTCGCTTCATAAAAAACTAAATATTGTTCACCAATTTTACTCTTAAAAATATCACAATTGTAGGCAAAGCTCCATTCAAATAATATGCTTGATCCACAAATCAAATCATCTTTAAAATATCTTCTAATTTCTGGTATATACTTTAATAATTTCTGTAATTCCTTTTGGGAAATAAATTCTGCATTGCCAAAGTATTCATTATCTTTGTCCTTAATTATAATTGTTATTTCTCGTTCTGAAAAAGTAACGAGATTCCATAAATCTTCTTTCACAGCTTCGATTACGATTTTATCCGAAAAAACATTTAAGGTTCCACTCTTATAAGCAATAAAATATGGATAGAAAATAACAATACCATTGTTTCCCAATTTTCTTTTAAGAGTATTTGCAAAGGCTATTGCTTCCGCAGATTTGACGCCTACTGATCTTGGCAAATTTAAATCATCGCCTCTATAAACAGCGCATCTGATAGTCCACAGCATACTTGAATCAAGATTTTTTGTGTCAGAAAACTCTTCCCAATTCACTGTAGGCAACCCAATAGCTTTTAATTCATAAAAACCCATTAATTTATTCATTTAAATCCCCTAATTCAATTTTTAAATTTACAACCAGAGTGTTTTTCAAATACAGAAATAGCATACGAATCCATCATACCAGATATATAATCGCATATCAGCCTCTCTTGCAATATCTTAACATCCGTATTTTTTAAATCATCGTATTGTAGAATCAGTTCCTTTGCTCTATATTCAGGAGGTAGATACATAACATCATTTCGATAAAGTCCACATAAAAAATCAATAACTTTTTTTCCTTCTTGCTCATAATGATATACATCATCATTATGATTAATACATTTAAATACAATATCTTTTAAACCGTGAATTAATTCACCATGGTTCAAGAATCCTAACTCTTCTTTTTGTTTTGTACCTGTTTTATTCTTCATTTCATCAGTTAATAGCAATAAATCAATATCACTCAAAGCTAAGTTTATTAAACTCGATGCTAATTCTTGTCTAAATAATTTTGAATATTGTGTAGAATCTATTTTATTTCTTCCATAACCAGCTTTTTCTCTAGCTGTATTTACCATTTGCTCTAGAACATTGTAACAATCACTATTGCCATATTGGGCTTTATAATCATGTAAAATTTCATCTATTGTATAGGCTTTAACACGCAAGCCATCTTCTAAATCATGAGCAGCATATGCAATTTCATCTGAAATATCTACAATCTGCACATCCAAACTACGAATTTTTATCTCATTTTTATTAATGTAATTTTCTAGCAATGCATAATCATCATCGTATATAAACTTTTGTTTTTTTTGTTTACCAGAATTAAATGCATCTTTATCAAATTTATTGAAATATTTAACAATTGCCAACATTGTTCTGTAGGTCAGATTTAGTCCCCTAAATTCCGGCCTTTTCTTTTCAATATTTGTTAATATTCTTAATGTTTGCGCATTTCCCTCAAACCCACCTATATCAACGAACTGATTATTTAGAAATACTTCTCCAGCATGTCCAAAAGGCGGATTTCCCAGATCATGTGCTAGAGCACCCGCCTCTACAATGTAGCTCTCCCCTGTAGCATATTGAATTGTGCCAGCAATTGAGCGGGCAATTTGTGCAACCTCTAAACTATGAGTTAGTCTATTACGAAAAAACTGATCCTTTTTAATACCTAATAATTGCATTTTTCCTTGCAATCGTCTAAATGATGATGAGTACATAATTCTCGCATAATCCCGTTGAAATGGGCCATCTGCCCTATACCTTGGTTCCTCAACATGGACGTATGATTCCATAGAATCATTATTTAATGGATTTAAATGACTTCTTCGTATTTTCTCTTTGTTAACTTCTAATGGACTTTTCTCAAATTTACTAGCTACCATAGATTTTATCCCCCTGTATTTTTATCTATATCATATACTTTAAATTTACAAAAAGAAATACCCATTGTACGACATCTTTCGACATATTCTTAAGAAATAGTACTAGGTAAAGGTAGCACTTTACTAAAATACATTAACTAAAAACAGAAATCACTTTAAATGAGCCACAAACTTACTGATTCTTACCTATATATAATCAGGAATATTGTCCACCTAATCAATTACTTAGTTACGATACACAGTAGATGTAAAGAAAAAACTATTTGAATTTTTTAATAATAAGTTCTTTGTATCTCTTGCTCCTGTCCTTATTTGCAAGATTATCCATTCTGTCGACTTCAATAATGGTATATCCCTTATACAAATCCCTGATCTGCTGACAGTCGTTATAAGACAAAATAAATTTCCCCTTTATATTCCCTAGACATTTCCGAAGCCGTTCATGGTCCTCTGGATCAAACCGATCCGGGTAGTACTTCTCTGCTTCGTAATATGGTGGATCCAGATAGAATAACGTATCTGGCCTGTCGTATGTTTTTATCAACCTTTCAAAGTCCTGGTTCTCAATTACCACTTTATTGAGCCGGCAAGAAACTTCTTTTAGGTAATCTACTGCCTTATGTATATCTCTGGAACTTACGCCGAATGACCTGCAGTCTGTCCCAAAACTCTCTCTAATCAAGCAGAAGAAGCGAGCTGCCCGTTGTATATCTGTCATTCCTCTGGTATTCCTGCTTAACTCATCAAAGAACTGCTCCCGGGACATAAGCAGCCATTCCAGTTCCTTCTGTAGTGGCTCCGGGTGATATTTGACAACCCTGTATAAATTAATTAATTCCCCATTTACATCATTGAATACTTCCATGGGAGCATGTTTGTCTTTAGAAAATAATACCCAACCAGCTCCTCCAAATACCTCAATATACCGGTTATATAAGTTCTGATCCGGAAATTGCTCCAGAATCTTCTTTCGTAATAATTTCTTTCCACCAATCCAGCTAATAAAACTGTTCATGCAATAAGCCTCCTTTATATAATGGAGCATATCACAAAAATTTACTGCACTTCTATGCAAAATGATTTTTATTGTTTTCTTATTTACTCATTAAATTATACATAGTATAATTTAATTAACTTGTTATTATCTTTGCAAATCAGAGAAATTTTTGGACATAAAACATTTCCAAGCAAATGATAATCACAAAATTTACTTAAGATTAATTGGAGAAAACATGGAACTTGTACTTTACTTATCAATTGCATTTCTTTTTATCGTTTTTTTGAGCTTCATAGATTCTAAGATCGATTACCGAAACAAACATATTTACTACAACATCTACAATGATAATGGAACAACTTTCATACGTGTTCCATATCTTATATGGCAACAAAATAAAAGAAAGGCGATAGAAGAAATATTTTCAGAATTTGTGGAATACGAAGGACGTTTATATAACGTTATAATAGCCTTTAAAAATCAAACTCATATATCCGAAAAAGACAATGTAATTATGAGCTTAATTTATAGAGATTATTATGCAGAGATCGAACTATTCAAAAGTAAAGAACCAAATATTGTGATTAATACACAAATTGAGGGAAATAACAATACAGTAAACATTGTTCAAAATATTACTAATAATATATCTGAAAGTATAGATAGCTTACTCAATGATAAGCAAATAGCTTTTGAAGATAAAAAGGATTTAGAACTCTTTAAATATAAGCTTAAAGCGAATGAAACCTCAAGTAATGACGCAAATAAAATAATAGACAAATTAACAAAATATACTCCTCATATTACTTTAGCTAATACGTTGATAACCTTAATAAAAACTCTTTATTCTTTATTTTAAGTAATTAAAGAATAAAGAGATAACATGCCTTAGAAACCACGAAAGTTTATGTTTTCTAAGGCTTTATGTTATCTAGAATTTACTTATTTAGTAAATAATATTACGGATAGACTTACTATGTATATTGAATATCTGCCTGATGCTATAACCCATCTTGTCGGCAATTTCTTCCCACCGGTAGCCTCTTATATACCGGTATTTAAGTATACGTTTCTCCTGTTCATCTTCCAAAGATTCAATTTTATCATATAGCACTGAGCAACTCTTTAACTTCTGATAGCGATAATAAATAACTTTCTTTTTAAATTCATTAAGGGCAGCCATATATTTCTCATCGTAACCATGGGCAACCATTTCTTTCAGTATCATCTGAACCTCTTCATTAGCTTCAACAGCAGCAGCATTAATCGCAACCAGATTCTTTAACTCATTTCTTGTCTTGTTTTCCATTATGCCGAACACCTCTCTCTAACACTTCTTAATGTATTAGGTGTTGACTGCGCATAATAAATGGCGGTCACCGACGGACTGGAATGTCTTAGAATCTCCTGAATGGTTCCAATATCCACTCCCTTATTTTTAAGACTCATCCCCAAGGTTTTGCGTAGTTTATGAGGGTATACTCGGCATTTCAATTTTGCCCGGTTGCCAATAGTTTTTAAGATACTCCGAATTCCAGACGTTGACATTTTCTCATGAGGTGCTTTGCATTGAGGGAACATAAAGGGACTTTCATCACTTCTGGTATCAAGATACTGCTGGTAATAATATCGAGCCTCATCATCTAAGAATATTGGCTCATATCTGTCGTTTTTCTCTCCCTGGATTATAATATCACCGGTTCTCCAATCTATCTGGTTAAGAGTAATATCGACCAGTTCTCCCACTCTGGCCCCAGTACTCCGCAGCACTTCTATTAAGGCTCGTTCCCTAAGCTTCTTACATGAGTCCCTCATCTTTGCCATTTCTTCTGGCTTAAAATAATCAATCGGCTTTCTGATTGCCTTTAATGGATCTGTGGCTTCTACAGGATTGTCACTAATTAATTTTTCTTTTCTCATCCAGGTGAAGAAAGCAGACAGGAAACGCCTTTCATTATTCACAGTTACAGCTTGATTCTTTTTGCCACCAGTATTAATATTACGTTTTTCATACCAAGAAAGGTAATAGCTGATATCTGATTCCTCTATCTTATCTAACGGTTTATCAATCAAGGTAATCAGGCGTTTAACCGAACTAAGATATGCTTGCTTAGTATTATCTTTGATTTTCTTCTTTACAATAAAAAGCTGAACGATGTATTTATTCTTCTGATCGGTATCGTTCTGATATTTTACCGGAAGAGTCGTGATTTCCTCCATATTGACATTGACAAATTCTTTTATGATCACCTGATGAAGAATATCTAAAACTTCTTTCGCCACATGCCCTGCCATGGCAACAATAATATTGTTTATAACCTGTGCTTTTACAGTTTGTCCATTCATAATGTGTAATCTCCTTTTCAAAAATATGGTTGCTTAAGGAGATAATTTGACTTATAATATCCTTAAGCGTGAAGCGGTAGAAGAACTTTGGTCGGGGACTCTGCCGCTTGTTTATTGTTCTTGATTCGAATGTACGTTCTTTTTGTACTATTTTTTTACCGGGGTCTATGCCCCGGCTTATATTCAGATTTTGGGTAGAAAAAACTACCAGCACCGTAATGATAGCTAGTAGTTTTTTTCTTTAAACATATAGTTTTTAATAATAGTCTTTATGATTAATTTTATTGTCTTAACAAATCAGAATATTTCTTAATACATTTCTATTATAACATCATTCAAAACAGTAACTAATTGCTTTATTAATCGAGATGTTATTTTTTTCCCTAGTGATGTATACAATTCCATATCATTTGTGTCTTCACTATGTCCTATCTCATTACGAATATAAGTAAAGTAATCCTCATCAAAGGAATTAGTTATATTTTTTCTTCGAGTTGGTTCAAATGTGATAAACGGGTATTTATCAGCATGATTTTTAAAATATTCTACTACATTTTTTTGCTCAACTCTTTTTCTTTCTCTTGCTAAAAGTTCCATTAAAAATTGGTATAAACTCATAAATTGTGCTATTAAATTTGGATTATGTAATGTTTTAAAAATTCTTTTGTAAAAAAGACTATGGTCTTCAATAGCTGTATCAGAATCAACGATAGCATGATAAATTCTATCAGCAGGTAATACTCTGCTTATAGTAACCTCTTCTCTTATGGTAACATGTTCGCTTAAATTTAAACTTGTACCATCTTTTATTACTTCCAATCTTCTAAATGGAATATTTATATCTGTTTCCATATTAATTATTAGATTGAAACTAATATGGTCTAAATATAATTCTATTTCTTTTCCATTTTTTTGATAATTAACATTATCATTTAATACCACTGTCAATATAGTTAAATCATCATTAAAACATATAGATTTTATATATGTATTTTCTATTTCAAAAGGTTTATTTTCTCTCAATTTCAAATTATTGAAACCATTTAAATTATATTGTAAATAGTTTTCTTCACTTGTAATATTATTCATAAAAACCTCCAGATTTATTATTATTTTCTATAAATAAAAATACCACAATGTATACTAACTATCAATATTAAATTTTCAATGTACGTCAAAACTTAACCAGCTAAGCAAATCTAAGCTGATCCTGGCTATCATCTATCCTCATGTTCGGCATTCGTTCACCAACTCTCAGATATGAGCAATTCGCCTCAACCAAAGCTTCAGCCACAATGGGGACAACACTGTTTCCAATACGGGCTACCTGTTCACATACTGAATATTTCTTTCCTTCATAATCATGATCAATGATGTAATCCTCTGGGAAGCCCTGTCCCAGCTTCAGTTCCGGTTCAGCTTTCAGCATTCTTAGGAAAATATCCAGAATCAAATATTCATTGCCAAGGACTGTAACCAAGGCAAATCTATCTTTCGTCACGATAGTATGAAGCGGCTCTTCCAAACTTACTCCAGTTACATCACCGCCATAGTACTTAATGATAAACTGACTTACCCAGGTGCATTTCAATGCCATTTCTTCATCAACACCATTCTTTAGCAAATCCTCTTTATTGATTGCAAGGACGCTGACTTGTCCAAAGTGTCCAGGTGATGTTGTGATTGTATGTATCGGCTCCCATAAAGGCTGTCCTGTTCCTGTTTTATAAAACTTTGTAAGAAAGGCTGCGATGAGGCCATAGCGGTTACTGGTGTCCAGTGTCATGATTGGTTCGTCAACCGACTGGCCTCTCACATCAGACTTTGATGTTTCGGAATGATATTGAATCAAAAGGGGAGAGCATAAATAATGCTTGTTTCCGCTGACAACAATTGTATTAACGGGATCTTTTGCATTGTTTATCCGTGGAAGCTGTCCCTCACGTTCTCCATATCCTATTGGGACAATGTACGGTGTCACCGTCCCGAATCCATGCTTCTGTGTTATTGTTGGCATAGGCTCATGTATGCTCTGCCCACGAAAGTTGTCTCCACCATGATTCACCTGAACAATAAACGGTTCTGGACAGTTAAATACAAACTTATCAAGTCCCCTAGCAATCCGGTTCATTGTCTTGTCTGCCAATGGCTTCTTTCTGCCAAAGATAGACTTTCCTAAATCTGTTAGGTCCAAGTACTTCCAGATTGGCTCCCACTTTTCAAGTCCATCCGTGCCATTTTTATTGTGTGTAGGCTCTGGCCAGACAATGGGATTTTCGTCTCTTCGAAAGACTGCGTACCACCTTTTTCTTGTGGTAGGTGCTCCGTAATCGGCGGCTACCAGTTCCCGGCTCTCAAATACATAGCCCAGTGACTTCATAGCTATTATAAACTTCTGATAATCTTCTCCCTTTCGTTCCTTTATGGGATACCCCTCATTATCCAAAGGTCCCCACTTCTGGATTTCCTCAACATTCTCCATCAGTATCACATCTGGCAAAATAGCTTTCGCATGTTTGTATACTGCCCAAGGAAGAATCCTCAACCCTTTCTCTCGCGGCTTACCGCCTTTTGCCTTGCTATGGCTGGTGCAATCTGGACTGGCCCACATTAAAGCTACATGACGGCCTTTTACATACTTCTGCAGGTCTACCTTGAAGATATCCTCCGTCAGATGTAACGTATCAGGGTGATTCGTCTTATGCATCCTGATAGCCTGCGGATTATGATTAATAGCTATGTCTACTGGTCTTCCCAGTGCCATTTCAATTCCAACACTTGCTCCACCACCACCGGCAAAGCAATCTATAATTAAATCTCTCATTTTTTCAAAGAAGCCCGGTATACCCTTACCCCTGCAGGAGGCTGGCTCCTTTCATTATTTTTCAATCAATTCTTTCCACTGATACTGCATGTACTCCCACTGCTTTTTCAAGAATCTTTCTAATACAGTCATATCCTTTTCTTCAATATGCTTAATCCACACCGGCCGAAAAATCTCTTTTCTTTGAAGCATGAAGAATAACAAAAGTTCAAAATCATCAATCGGCTCATCTGTATCTGGATTGCGTTTCTGCTTAATATCAAAGCGAAAGCATAGATTGTAGTCCATATCAATGCTTAAGCCATCTGAATCAAGCCATTCTTCTTGAAAATCTGCCCAAGTATCATATTCATATCTTCCGAAATTTTCCCCATACAGATCGCCAACATAATAGTTGCTTTCGCTACAATAATAACTATGTTCTGTGGCCTGTAATTTCATTTTTTACCCACTTTCTTATTGGCTCTCCAAATCCGTTCAAGTTCTTCCAAAGTTACATGGATCAGGAGATTGCTTATAAAACTGCAATTACCATATTCTTTGGACATAGCCCCGATCATATCAACAAGACCATTCCAGTATTCTTCTGTATCATTTGGATCACTGTACTTTTTAAACAGTTTCCATGCTCCTGTTAAACATTCTTCATATTGTTTGTCCTGAAGAGGAATGCCGCCGGATTTAATCCTTTTTATTTCTTGCCAGACAACCAAGCAAAACAACCTGAGCATGGCAGGGTTCTCATGCTTTTTTATCATCTGAGCTACATGCTCCGGCTTGACCATCTGGCGGTTATTCATAAGTTTCCAAGCGTCCGTATAGGCGGACCAGTATTTCCTAAGCTCATTTTCGTTCATGTCCCACCGCCTTTATGCTCCGCTCACAGGTAAAGCAAGTATCATCACCAAATCTTCCATCGTAATGCTTGCAGGAGCCACAACACTTCCCGGTACACAACATTACAATCTTTCGTAAAAGTATATGTAAATTAAATTTCAAGACTTAGCCTCCGTTCCTAATCAAGAAACTATATCGCTGAAAAACGGAATGAAGAATGCCCAACTGCTAACCCAAAGCCAGAACTCATCTTCCATGTTTGGATATAAGGTTAAATTATTAGCCTTTGTTGAATCTCGCTGAAAGAATCTCGTTAATGCCTGGCCGGTATCCATAACTCCCAAATATCCAGCGTAGTGAATCAACTCTTTGTATTTGTTTGAACTTGGCGTGGCTGTAGCCACCAATTTGTATGGAACTTCCTTAAACTTGTCCAGAAAGGTTTGATAAGTCTTACTTCCAAAACTCCTAAGAACACTGGCTTCATCAAGAGATGTTGCCATAAAGTAGCTCGGCTCTATGTCTCCATCACGAACACGTTCGTAGTTGGTAATGAGGATACCTGCTTTTGCGGCCTCAACTTCTATCATGTTTCTGACATACACAGGCTTTTCATAGCCAAGAATACATTCAGCGTCCCTTATAAACTCCTGTTTCACTCCCAGAGGACAAACAATAAGAGCTTTGCCATCAAACTTTCTTATGACCTGATAACAGAATTCTATTTCCTGTACCGTCTTTCCGAGACCAAAGCTCTCAAATAACGCCCGGCAACCGCCTTTCAGAGCCCATGCTACAGCGTCACCCTGATGAAACTTCAATGCCTTGTTGATACTGCTCCGATCTACTGTAAATCCAGTATCCGTTGCAATCTCAATCTTGGACTTTAAAAACTCTAAATAATCCATCTTTTCAAAAGGAGCCAGGATATCCTTGCGCTGGCCAGCGGCTCCGGTCCCCTTTCATGATTTTTTATTTTACTTCCCTTGCCTCATTCCAAACCATATAACCGCTATACTCAAATCTGTCACGCTCAATATCTTCATCTTCCATTACTGCTGCCGCATCGTTCGCTTCTGCCTCCGTTTCGGCCTCTATAGTCACCTTATGGAAGGAAGCAAACTCAACCTCATGTTTTGGCATATTGCCCTCCTATTCACGGAAATATCAGTTTAGTCTGTGTTGAGCCATAATGTTTTTTCGCATTTCTCACATTTCATTGTGTTTCCATATCCAGAATCTATTTGCTCATCACTACAATAAGGACATCTAATGTTAGCTTCATAATCTCCGTCGATACTGTATTGCCCTGTTCCTAGATAAATAGCTTTTTTCAATGTTAGTTCCTCCTTTAAATCTTCGTTTACCGGATCAGCATTCCGGTTTCTGCAATGGTATGTAGAAGGTCTGATCTGCACTTTCCGCTCCCCACACTACCCATATTACGTCCATGAGTGGTGCGCCTTTTCCCCTGGTTTTAAAAAGAAAGTCCGGCCTCCATGTCAACGGCAGCACATATTGCGGTTTATAATTGTCAAATAATTCATACCGCTTCTTTGCGTGCCAGTACTGTGATTTCAGAAGCAAAGCAAACGGCTTATGATGATGTATGCTCCACTCTATAAATGCCTGGGACTCACTAAATGGAGGATTTGTAATTATCCAGTCACAATCTATTAATGGTGTAGCAAGATAATCATGCCCGGTATTTATATCTGTCCCAACTGCTACATATCCGTTGTTTCTCATAACAGTTAGCATGTGACCTTCTCCGCAGGCTGGCTCCCATATAATTAATTCATGATCTATTTTCAGAAAATCCAACAATGCTTGTGTAACCTCTGGCGGTGTAGGGTAAAAATCACTTTCATTTCGTTTATAAGCTGTGTTACCGCCTGTTAAGCTACAGGCTATTTTCTTTTCCATACAAGATACTCCTTTCATATTTTCGCAATAAAAAACCAACTACCGAATATGAAGTGCACCCCAAATGTTAGACAAATAAATCTTACATTTGGAGGTGTATTTTTTTGAGTAAATATTCGGAACAGGATAAATTAAGAGCCATTAACTACTATCTTGCTGGACATTCCTTTCGTGAA